TAGTGTTTTACTAGAATCACAGGCATCAATTATTTTATCTTGCACCTGTAAAATATCTTGGCATTCTAGATTCTGAATTAAGTATTTATTTGCTTCTTTTATCTGCTCTATTTCTATTTTTTGACAGTAGGTATTCAAACTTACTGATGATAGTAGTAGCAGAAGTATCGTTTTTTGCTTCATTTTGTTTGATTTTATAATAGATTTTGATTGTGTCGATAGTGTGTACACCTTGAATAAAAATAGTGTCTAATTTCGCTATATTTTGATTGTCGTTAATAATTGCTTTAAGAGAATCAATTTCTATATGGTCAGGATAGTGTTCATATTTTTCTTGTCCGGCATAACCAATAAAAAGTGATAAAGAAACTACAATTATCAATAGTATCGGAAATTCATATTCTTTAAAAAATTCTTTCATAATGTTATTTTTATAAATTCTATTTTTCCCTGTCTTAAAAGATTGTTCATTTCATCTTGATTCCTGTTAAATGGGTTGCCGGATTGAACATAAATTTTCCTATAACCATCTTTGATTTCTTCTACTTCATAGATTTGGAAAAATTCAACTTTGTTTAGATCCCATCCACATCCAAATACCTTGAAAAATCTATTGTCTGCTTTGAAAACTGTGTGTAGTGTTAGCTGCATCAGAATGAATTTTGTAAGTTACTAATTTTTAATTCTTGTTCCAAATTTATGTTTTTAATTCTCAATTCCAATACCAACTTTTGTAAGTTGAAATTGTGCTGCAATATCATTTCTTTTTGTTCAAATAATCCTACTAGCCAAGTATAGATACTAACAAGATTATTAACAATTAGTTCCTGATCCATAACATCAACAGCAGGGTGTTTTTTCTTAAATTCATTCAACTTATTTTCTAAAGTTAACTGTATTCGCAACAGTTCTGCTGTGTATCGTATTTTTTCTAAAAAATCAAAATGGTACTTCTTCATCTTTGTATTTTGGTTTTACAGGTTCGTTCATCAAAAAAGCATATTTTTTTTCATTAAAATCATCAATCCAATAGTATTTATTCATCTGCCAATCCCAAAATAAACTTCTTTTTCCTAGCTTACCAATTCCTTTCGGTTTGGCTTTCTGAAGTATGATGTGTGATTCATTTTCTGCATAAGGTTGACCATTTTCATTCATCAAGAACACAGGTGGTCTGTAAATCAAAATCATTGAAAATGCCCTTCTCCACCATGTTCTACCACCTGCCCATTCACTTGGTAATGCAGGTGGAATATACCTATTTCCTGAATCCTTATCCATTATCGGTGCTACATCAGCTATGTGGTTTACTAGTATGTCAATCCGGTTGTACTTTTTGCTAGTTCTTCTAGCTAGTTTAAGTTCGTGTGCTAACCATTTATCATCCCTGTTTCCAAATTTAAAACTTTCATCTACCACATCATTAAATGGATCGAAGCAAGTAGTGTTAAACTTTATTCCAAAGTGCTGCTCTGCTTCTTCTGCTAGGTTGTAAAATTCTTCTAGTGAATAATCTTTTGAATCATCTAGAAAAATAAAATGTTCATTTATAAACATTTCTGCTGTTATCTTTTCTGCTTCAGACATTGAATATTTAGCACCTGATTTGAACGGTTTACCAATGTATTTATGTGCAAGTTCAGCAATTATTTCTTCTACTTCACCACCTTCACCAAAGTAAACAAAATGCTTCCAACCATGAAGAACAGCAGTATTTAGTAAAATTTCCATTACTACTTCAGTTTTACCGGCATGTGGCGCGCCTGCAATGAATAGTGGATAACCTGATTTTAAACTAAATATTTCATCTAGGTTTTTAAATCCGGTACTTTCACCTTTGATCCAACCATTTAATCGCAGTTCTGCTAGTTGGTTAGCTTTATCTTCTACTTTGAAAAAGTTTACAGCCATGATTGCAGGTGGATAGTTTTAGGGTTAGGTTTAGCAGGTTTGTTTTCTTCTTTGAACCAAACTGACTGTGCTTTTTGCTTCCAACTGCTTATCTTTTTTCCGTTGCTATCCTTCCAATCGTTTACAGAATAATATTCAAAAAACTTTTTAGCTAGGTAATCAGGAAAATCATTTTGTTTAAAATACAAAATAACTGCTTCTAAACTTATTGCATTTTCATTATCATTTACATTATCATTTTCATTTACATTATCATTTACATTAGCTTCCCTTTTGCTTACCTTTTGCTTACCTTTTGCTTCTGTTTTGCTTCGCTTTTGCTTCTTGTTTGCTTCGCTTTTGCTTCTAGTTAGCTTATTTTTAGGTACTGAACCATTTTTGAATTTGTTAATGTTTGCAGCTAGTTGGGGCTTAATTAGTATGAAAATAGTTTTGCTTAATCCTGTGAGTTCAATTTCATTAAAATTTAGTGAATATTCCATAATTGCGTTCCAAACTTCTGCCTGATTTAGTTCAGGAATACCTTTTATTGCTTCATAAAAACTGCGATAAATTATTGCTGATTCTCTCATTATTTTAGTATAAAAAAAAGCTATTAAGTGTCCGGTTTGATTTACGAAATCAGAATAGCAACTACTCTATTCACCGAACATTTAATAGCTAAATGTTTTATTGTAGTTGGTATGTCAATCGGGTTCGTTACTTCCGATTTTCAAATTTAAGAAAATTTATTTAATCCACTAGCAAAATCTAGTAACATTTTTGACTGCTTAATTAATCCTTTAATATATTGTTCCATTTCTTTTTTGTCAGAACAAACATAGAATCCTTTTGAACATTCAATAACAGGTAGTAAGGATTTTTCCTGAATAACTGCTACAATGGCTCTGAAATTTGTTTCAGTTAGTATTTTAATATCCCTGTATCCATTGAACCTAGTTACAAAATCTGCTGCTTTAATTGCATTTTCTTTTTTGTATCTTTTTAGATCCTTAATTACTTCTTCAACTAGTGTTTTATTATCCATTTTTTAACTTGTTTTGATAGGTTTTTTTTATTTCTAATAATTCTTCTTTTGTGTACTTTTTGTTTCTAGTTTGGTAGGCATCTTCTTCTAGCTGATTTACCCATTGCTCACCAAACTTTTTAACTAGATTCTTCCGGTAGTTGAGTTCGTTTCCACCTAGAAAAACATTGCATTTCTTACAGCATTTGTGTACATTCCGTTCATCAAATATAACACCTGAATAAATCTCTGCTTTGTAAAGATGTCCGGCATGATATTCATTTGCTGTAATTGTGCCACAAGCCATGCAGGGTAATTCTAAATCTCTTAATCTAATCCACTTCTGAAATACTTTTTTTGCTTCTGCTTCGTAATTGCCTAATGTTTTATTGTCTGAATACCAATCTCTTTTTTCTTTCTGTGCTTGTTTTATTGCTTTTTTATTTTGAAGCAGCAATGCACATTTAATCGAACAGGCAATTTGAAGTGAAGTGCGTGGAATGAACATTTCTGAACATTCCCTGCATTTCTTTTCTTTCATCAAAACGGAAGGTCAACACTAGATTTTTCAGCACTAGGTTTTGGACTGCTAGTTTTTGGACTAAAAGTGTCCACAACAAAATACAATCCTTTTTCATTCTCTAGCAACTGAAGTTTTATTTGTAACTTACCTTTGTAATCAGTCATGTAACTGTCATTTTCTTTCAGCCATTCGATTAAGTCAGTTGGTGTAATAAGAACTGATCCTTTTACAAATTCAGGTGCTTTTTCATTTGGTTTGAAGGCAATGATTCCTTTTGGATAAACTTTTTCTGTTTTCATGTTTATTTTAAATTATTAATATATTCTCTACAAATTTTTACTTTTTCATACAGCAATTCAATGTCTGAATCATTCCTATCTATTGAAATGGTGAAAGTACGATTTTCATCAGGAATATGCGAAAAAGAATGTGATTTTTCTATTTCTTCAAATGCTTCTTCACATTCAGGTGATTCATCAATCAATCCCATTTTCCACATCAATTTTCTTTTTTCATCTTCTATAAGTTGAAATGGTGTATCAATCAGGCAGTACACTAGCTGTGCTTTGTCTTTACCTGTTAAAGCCATGTAACTTTGTAGCTGCCAATAGTACATCTTATTCAATGGATTGTTTTTGGCTTCAAAGAATGTGAACAATGACCAACTAGATTTAAGGTCAATCACCATATCATTAGTAATGATGTCCGGTGTTCCCATG